GTTGAGTTAAGTATCTCAAGTGGGTAACAACATATATTTATGTTATTCTATGTAAACTGTCAATCTCTATTTATTAAAATGTAACTCCTATCTCATATGAAGTCTTATCAATAACATGATAAATATATGAAAATGTAACCTGAACCTGTGCAACTTCACTTGCTGAATAATCTAAATCAATAGTGCCAATAGACTTAGGCCATGCGCCAACTAATTTATATTTTATAGTTGTATTACCTTCATGGTCAAGTAGTTCTAATACCTGATCTGCCATATAAGTGCTTGGTTTATTAGCCTTATTACTTGTTGGATCATGAATTAATCTAGCCCAATCATGAAGCGATTTAATAACATCAGATTCAGCATCAACATTAAATGTAACTGTAAAATCAGAATAAGTATATTTTCCAGCAAACTTGAAATCAAATCCTTGCCAATTTGTTGTTATTTCTTCGGTAGTAGTTTCAGGTAAAGTAGTTGTTCTTACAAGATAAGTAAGTTTATCAACATTTGTAGTAATAGGAAAATTAGGCTTATAATAAAACAAATATTGTTTTGCTCCACCTTGAAATGACGCTCTATATGAATCTATGTTAAAATTAGGCATTCTTTATACCCTCCAAAATAAAATTGTCTATCTTATTAAAAATATTATATCTATCATTTATTAACTCTTGCTCTTTAATAACAAGTATATTTATACCTTTCTTAAAACATTGTTTCTTTTTCATTTCATCATGCCATTTTACTTTATCGTTATTATGCCAGTATTCACCATTATATTCTATAGCTTTTTTCATTTCAGGTAGCCAAATATCAAGTTCTAAATTTTTACCTGTCCAGTAATTTTTAACTTGCATTCTATCATTTTCTAAAATAATACCTGAATATATTGTTTTAACGTATTCAACTATTTTCTTTTCTGGCTTAGAACCACCACTTATATTTTTACACAATGGGCATCTTTGACCCTGTTGAAAATCATTATATCTCATTAAAAATTGGTGCCCTTTAATACATTGTAATCTTAATTTAGATTTATTAGCTATGTATTCATTAGATAATAATTTATAATCAAAACTTTCTATGTACTCTTTAATTTCATTTAATATTTTCTTAGGCGTACCAAAACATTCAGGGCACCTTTGACCCGTATAAAAATTACCATATCTCATTTTAAATAAATGACCTTCAGGGCATTGTAATTTTAATTTAGAAAGAGCATTAATATATTCAGTAGATAATAATTTATAGTCAAAACTTTCAATATATTCTTTAACCTTTTCTATTGTAAGTTTTTTATTGCCAGCACATTCTGGGCATCTATGACCTTGTTGAAAATCACCATATTTTATATTAAATATATGATTTTCAGAACACTGCAATTTTAATTTAGCCCTGCTATCTATATAAACACTATTTAATAACTTATACCCATTATCTTCAACATATTTTTTTACATCGACATAATCCAACTTTTTCATAAAACTTCCTTTATTCTTAATACCATATTATATAGTTTATCAACATAAATGTAAACTATATAATATTGGTATAATGTCTAATTACACTGCTGCTAACTCAGAGAACGATGCCCCTGTTTTAGTTGCAATAAAGTTAAGAACAATAAATTCTGCGGCCCTTGTTGGCTTAATATATATGTCGCACCACAGCTCATTTCTATCAATTCTTTCAGGTGTATTATTTGTTGCATCGCAAACAATCATGTAATCATACACACCTCTACGACTTCTAACATCTCTCAAAAACGGATCAATCATGTTAATCAATTGCAATCTTGTTAAATCATCATTAGGTTCAAACAAGAAATACTTTGCTGCTGTACTAATTGCCTTTTCAAGAATAATGAATAGTCTACGAACATTAATTCTATTAAATGCTGATTCCTTCTGTAACAATGTTTTCTGTCCCCAAATAACTTTACCCTGACCAGAAAAACTTACAATAGGATTCAAGCCATTCTTATAAAGAAGGTCACGATCACCCAATGTAGGATTCCATGCTAATCTTCTAATATTTGTAATAAGTGCTCTATTCAAACCAGCTGGCGCAAACCAAGGATCAGAAACATTATCTGTATTAGCTACAATTCCAGCTACATGACCAGATGCTGGGCACCAACGATATTTACCATTCCATTTATCATATACCTCAATCCAGTTAGAATAAATAGATGCGTAACTTGTATTTTCATTTAATGTACCGTTTCTATATTCCATTAAATCAACTGTTTCATTTCCTTTATTAAATACGACATCGCCATACATACAATCAAGAATTGCAATACAATCCTTTCTTGCTTCGCATATAGTTATCAACTCTTGCTTTACGCCTGTTGATTTATCAGAATCAATGAAAATATTAACATCAATCTCTTCTGGATTTGCATAAAGATCAAAACCTGCAATAATTATAGGATCGGTAATTTCAGTCCCTAATGAAGTTATAGTTCCACCATCAGAATCAATACCACCACCAAACTGTTGCCATGCTGATGTTGAAATAGTGATTGTTGCATTAGAAATCAATTCATTTCCTGATATTCTAATATAATTTGATTGCGCATTTATTACTGTTTCAACAAATTTCTTTCTACCCTGATCATCAACACGATTCTCATCTGTTGAAACATTCCATACTTCCTTTGTTTCCCATTCAGCAGATGATGCTGATGTATTTACAGCATTTTGGGGAAGAACTTGAACAATAATAAGAAAATCCTTATTATCTGTTAGTTGGCTATCTATTCCTCTAATAACGCTAAATGTTTCCCAAGATGCATTTGTAGATGTTCTTGCAATAGTATTATAAGTTGCATAATCTACTACTGCTACTCTAATATTATTTCCCCATGAACCCCTAGATGAAGCAATAAGCCAGAAAGGATCGGAACCAGTAACAGTCTCTGACCCAAATTCATCAGGATCATCGCCATCCATATCCATTAATATAAATGCCGAACCAGATGCGTATGCTGTAAATGTTGTTGCCGCACCACTAGCAGCCTTTGTACCAGCAAAAGTTGCTGATGTTGGCATTGTTCTTGTACAATAAAGTGCAGAACCATATTTTAAATAACCAGAAGCTGATAAAATATCCTCATAACATCCTGAATATGATGTTGGTCGCCCAAATGTATCAATGAGTTCATTTACATTTGTTATAAGTGTTGTTTTATTCTCCGGGCCTTTATATGTTCCTCTTAAAACAGTTGCTGCTATTGAAGTCGCAACAGCTGGAATTGTTGTTGTAAGATCAATCTCATTAACATCTACAACAGGACTTAGATAAAATGCCATTTGTTATATCCTCCTACCAAATAAGGTTTGTATATATTTATAAAACTTTTGTATTTCACATTATTATTTATATTTATTTATGAAAAACATCTTTTTTATACAACTTCATATCTATCATAGGAAAATGTTACATCACCTTCTAACTGAGCTTCACCTTCCCTGTTAGATAATGTTATTTCTCCTAAAGATATTGGCCATATATTCTTAAACATAACCTTTTGTATAGTTTCGTGATAATTATTTGTTATAAGTAAAGAGGCATCAACCATATACTCATTTACTGGTCTTGTTGGCTTAATAGAATTATCAGTTATATACATTAACCAATCAAATAACAGTTTCCAGTTCTTTAG